AAAATGATGTAGTAGGACGCAATAGTGTATTGCCTTAAGTATGTCTTGGGAAGGGAACCCCTTCTTATCATACCTTGAAAGGTACTTGATGGCATTACTTCTACAGAAAGCAGGGTAGTCAGTTGTCTACTCTCTCTATTCAGAAGAATGTACTAGCAAGTACAGATATAGAGGAGATATTTCCTAGGGATTTTGCTATCTATGATCTAGATGAGTTCCTCAAGATTTGTTCCTTGTCTGAGGACATGGATATAGATCTAGAGTTTGAAAACGATAACTATGTGACCATTAAGGGTCGTAATAGTAAGGCAAAGTATTTCTTTGCTGATCCATCTATTGTTATCAGTCCACCTGAGAAGATGCCAGAACTACCTACGGTAGATTGTGAGTTTGATATCTCTATTGGACAACTCAGATCATTGAGTCAAGCACTTTCCATCTATGGAAATATTGATGACTTCTCTATCATTGGTAGCAATGGTAAGATTACTATTGTAGTTGCTGATCGTGAGAATAAATCATCTAACACCTATGCTATTAAGGTGGGTGAAACAGATGCTACATTCCAGTTCAATCTTAAGTCTGAGAATATAGGTAAGATAGAACAGTCTCCACAGATAGTTACTGGTTATCATGTGGAAGTTAGCAGGAGTGGAGTGAGTCGTTGGGTTAGTTCTGACGATGTTACTTATCTTATAGCATTGGAACCTGATTCTACCTATGAAGAAGATTGATATTGAAATCGTTGATGACTTTGTATCGCCCTCATACCTGAGGGCATTACAGGATGCTTGTGGGGCAGAATGTCCATGGTTTATACAGACATCACAGTCTCTATCAGATTATGCTAGAGATAACATCAATGATTATGGTTTCTCTGTTGGTATCGTACCACCATGGCAGCCTGATAAGTTCGATCAGTCCCCCATAGCAACGCTTGTAGCACCCCTGATTTATATGATCAAGGATTATGCTCAGGCAGATCATATTTCTAGGTGTAGATTGGACATGACTGTATTACATGACCACTATCTACATCCACCACACATAGATATTGACAAACCTCACGTTGCCTCTATAGTATATCTAAATGAGACAGATGGTGACACTGTAATCTATGATCATCAGCAGGAGTGGGCAGAGTCTTACCCTACTGATATGAAAGTTAAAACTACCATTTCACCTAAGCCAGGTCGTATGGTATTATTTGATGGGAGTTATGTCCATACAGGATACTCTCCTTCCGAGCATCAAACTCGGATTCTTATTAACACCGTTTTATCATGAGTGACTTCCTATGGGTCGAGAAGTATCGACCACAGAAGATTGAAGACTGTATCCTACCACAAAGTATTAAGGATACATTTAAAGAATTTGTAAATAGAGGTGAGATACCTAACCTCATGCTATCTGGTACCGCAGGTATCGGTAAGACAACGGTAGCAAAAGCTTTATGTAAAGAAATAGGGGCAGATTATTATGTTATTAATGGGTCTGACGAAGGCAGGTTCCTCGATACCGTCAGGAGTCAAGCCAAAAACTTTGCATCAACTGTTTCCTTGGTGGGTGGATCCAACCACAAGGTCATTATCATCGATGAGGCAGACAACACCACGCACGATGTTCAGTTATTATTGCGTGCGTTCGTAGAAGAGTTTCATAATAACTGTAGATTTATATTCACTTGTAACTTTAAGAATAAGATCATTGAGCCCTTACATTCCAGATGTTCGTGTATCGACTTTGCCATCAGTAAATCTGATAAGCAACAGATCGCTGCTAGTTTCTTCGGAAGACTTAACAACATCTTGGACAACGAAGGGATTAGTTTTGATAAGAGGGTCATCGCAGAACTCATTCAACGATATTTCCCAGATTGGAGACGAGTACTTAACGAAGTCCAGCGATACTCAGTAGGTGGTACAATAGACACAGGCATACTTGCTAACGTAGGTAACGCTAAGACAGATAACCTAGTTGACTTTTTAGGTAAAAAGGATTATGGTAATGTTAGAAAGTGGGTCGTTGACAATCTTGACAATGATCCCAACATGATCCTACGTTCTTTATACGATGCTTTATACACTAGGTTGGAGCCTAGCAGTATCCCTTCTGCTGTACTTATCATTGCCAAATACCAATATCAAATTGCTTTTGTCGCAGACCAGGAGATCAATCTCCTCGCTGCTCTCACTGAAATAATGGTGGAGTGTAACTTCAGATGAACCATAAAACATTTAGTCTAAAGCAAGGACTCAAAGATATTTGTTTACAGGTTGGTGAGTATACTCTCTCTTCTGGTAAGAGGAGTTCACACTATCTAAACTGTAAGCCACTTATACTTAATGGTATCTTCTTACGTATAGTATCTACAGAGATGGGACGTTATGTTAAGACTCCTGTAGTGGCAGGTCTAACTCTTGGTGCTGATCCTTTAGTAACAGGAGTAGCATACAAGAAACGTCTTAGTGGTTTGATCATTAGAAAGGAACCTAAAGGACATGGTACTGCCTCTCAAGTAGAGGGTCCGTTACCACCTCAGGGTACATCAATAACTGTACTGGAAGATGTAACTACTACAGGTGGATCTGCTATGAAAGCAGTCCAAGTATTGAGAGATCTCAACTATGAAGTTACTCGTGTAGTAACTATCGTGGATAGAGAAGATGGTGCTACTAAAATGTTCAAAGACAATGGGGTTGAACTCGTTAGTCTTTTTAAATTGAATGAATTATTATGACTAGAGTTTGTGAAACTGAAAACGTTGTTGAGTTAAGGAATGATCCTTCTCTTAACTATGGACGTAAACCTATCTATGGTAGGGGCATTAATGATTGCCCAAACAAAGCTAAAGGGAATAAGGCATACAGCAAGTGGTCTGATATGTTCTGTCGTTCATATTCTGACGCTGCACATCTGAGACGACCATGGTATAAAGGTTGTTCAGTTGATGAGAGATGGTGGCTATGGTCAACATTCAATGATTGGTTACAGACTCATGATGACTGGGAGAATTGTGATCTAGATAAGGATCTAATCATCCCAGACAATAAAGTTTATGGTCCTGATACATGTTCCCTTCTACCACAGAGAATTAATAAACTTCTTCGTTCTGATTTTGGACATAAGAAGAGAGAAGTAGGTCATGGTTTACCTAATGGGGTAACCTTTGTACCTAGGAAAAAAGTTTCAACACCACAGTACATCGCATGGGGTAGTAGACCACCTACAAGGGGTACAGATTATACTGGAACTACTTACAAGAATCATGAGGGTAAGAAGCAGAGTGGATATGCTGTGAACTTAGGGGCATTTCATACTGCTGAGGAAGCACATAAGTTTGCTCAAGATTATAAGAAGAAACAAATAGAATCTCTCATACCTACATGTGACCCAAGGTATCAACCTTATCTAAGAGACCACGTGGCAAAGTATTATGGGTAGAATAACCGTACTTAAAAACAACTGTACTCAAACCTACCAGAGGTTTAAGACTGATGTACATTCATGTTGTTTCAACTGGAATTATTTTCCTGGTGATGATGCTACTCCACCACACTATCAACATGTAATCTTATCCAGACCTGGTTTTGATGGATGGTTAATGCCTTCCCAACAGTCAGAGTATCTCTTACATGCTAATGAGGTATTGAAAGAGATTTTTACACTCAATGAAATAGAGGTTGACACCATCCTAAGGATTAGTGTAAACTCTACTTATTATATCGATGGTAAGTGTTCTCCTATACATAGGGATCATGACTTTAATCATCAAAATATTCTAATCTATCTTAGTTCCTTTGAGGGTGGTAATACACACGTGTATTCTGCTGAGACAAGGGCATCACATGAACCTAAAGAGGATGATGTGATTGTCTTTGGTGGTCTACATAGTATGGAACAACCTAAGGTAGGCCGTCGTATAGTTCTAGTCGCAACTTACTTATGAAATCTTTGAAAACTCCTTTACGTTATCCTGGTGGTAAGAGTAGAGCAGTCCCTAAATTGTTTGAATTCCTTCCACCAAATATCTCTGAGTTGAGGGAACCTTTTCTAGGTGGTGGTAGTATGGCTATCGCTATAACCAAACAGTATCCTGGTATACCTGTCTGGGTTAATGATTTATATGAACCACTGGTAAACTTCTGGCAGGTACTACAGAAGAATGCTGATACTTTAGCATTAGATCTAAGTGACCTCAAGAAAGAGTATGACAACCCAGTTAAAGCAAAAGAATTATTTCAATCGTTTAAGGAGACACTAAATGAAGGTGACGAGATTGATCGAGCGGTCCGTTTTTATACTATTAATAAGTGTTCTTTCAGTGGTCTTACTGAATCGTCCTCGTTCTCAAAGCAAGCCTCAGACAACAACTGGACGATGCGTGGCATCGAGCGGCTCCCTGATTATGGATCCATTATTAAAGACTGGCGAATAACAAACCTAGACTATGCAGAACTTGTTGCAGACTGTACTGGACACAGTGAGGATTTAACCTGTGAGTATAGTACATTCATATATGTTGACCCACCTTACAGTATCAAAGACCATCTCTATGGAGAGAAGGGTAGATTACATAAAGGATTCGACCATGAAAGGTTCGCAAATGTAATGGATGATACAATAGGGAACGTAATGATTTCATATAATGACAATACTGAGATTCGTGATCGTTTTTGGGAGTGGCAGCAGTATGATTGGGATCATACGTACACGATGCGCTCCACTGGTGACTACATGAAAGACCAGAAAGCAAGACGTGAACTTTTACTAACAAACTACAATGCAGGGATCACTGGGAGTTAGAGTCAAGAACGGTAGATGCTCTCTCTACCATACACGCAGGGGTATCCTGACTGTCTTTGGTAATGGGTGTCAGTCTGCTATCATACAGGGTGATGAAGTCCATGTCACTCTGAACAATGGTAACGTGGCTATCTACGAGATCAACCAGCATGGTACTGGTGTGAATGGACCTCGAAGAATTATAACGTGAAGCAAGTTAACGTATCCTATCCTGTTGTGTATCGGGATAGGTTTGATTTTGATTTGAAGTTACAGCAGCATTTTGCTGATGAACTGTTCAAGAATGTGGATAGGTATGAGGTTCAAACTAGCATAGAACATGGTGGTAAGTCCACTGCTAATCTAGTTGGTACACCTGGTCATATCTTCCCACATAATCATGAAATTAATGCTAAGTATATTAAATGGTTAGGTCTCAAGATGCAATACTTAAAAGAAGTATGGCGGTATGATGACTATCCACATTTCATATCAAATTCGTGGTACAATGAACACTATGAGGGGGACTGGACTGATGAACATCAGCACGGTCCTTGTGTTGTTGCTACAGCATACATATTAAAACCTCAGGGATCAGGTGAACTGTTAATAAGAGATCCTCTTACAGAGATCAGAGCATCAGAACCCATGAACGTAGAACCTTGGAGACGCATTAATGTATCTCAAGGTGATGTGATATTTTTTCCAGGATGGTTGCGTCATAAGACGGAACCTAACTATACTAATGAAAGGAGATTGATACTCTCTATGAATATTACTCCTGACCATAGTAATGATTTTACTAACCCACCTATATTATGAGTAGTGAACTTTCTGACATCCTCGCTTCCATTAACAATACTAAAGAACATCTATATGTTGACGACCCTGATCGCAGTCGCAAATATCCTGCTTACGTCGTTAATAGATGTCTCTCTGGTCATGTTGATAGTATCTTATATGCGAACGAGATGAACAAGGCAGCTCATCTGCCTAACCGTCTTCAATATGACTTCTTGCTAAATACTTTGAGGAAACGAAAGCGTTTCACACCTTGGTTGAAGAAAGAACAGATCGAAGATCTGGATCTAGTCAAGAAACACTATGGATATAGTAATGAAAAAGCAAAGATCGCATTATCTCTTCTTACCAAACCCCAACTAGATTTCATTAGACACAAGCATGACACGGGAGGAGTAAGATGACAGCATCCTTCGCTGAACAGGAGGTTAAGTGGTCTCCTGACCAGATGGTAGAGGTAAGTTTAAGTGAGCCAGATGACTTTCTTAAAGTAAGAGAAACATTAACACGTATAGGTGTAGCTTCTAGGAAAGAAAAGAAGTTATATCAATCGTGTCATATCCTGCACAAGCAGGGAAGGTATTACATAGTACATTTTAAGGAACTGTTTGCTCTCGATGGTAAGTCAGCAAACCTATCCCTTAATGATGTACAGAGACGCAATAGAATCATCCAGTTACTAAGTGACTGGGGTCTTGTTACTATTAATAACTCTGATAATATAGCGGACGTTGCTCCTCTTAGTCAGATTAAAGTACTATCCTATAAAGATAAGAGTGGGTGGACACTCGAATCTAAGTACAACATAGGGAAGAAAAAGGCGTAAAACCGTAATGATAGTGAGGGGTTTCAACACCCCTCTTTTTGTGGCTGATGTTATAATTAGTAGTGGATGCCGAAAGGATCCACACAATACAAACTCGCTTACAAAGGAGCTATTATGACTAACTTAGCAAGGTTTCACGCTGCGAATCTTCCAGAATTGATGGAGAGGATTCATAAAAACAGCATCGGTATGGACGATTACCTCAATCGATTCTGGGATGGTGTAGACTCTACTTCAAACTATCCACCATATAATATTATAGAAATTAACAATGTGGAATCGAGGTTGGAAGTCGCCTTGGCGGGCTTCAAAAAAGATGAGCTCAAAGTCTATACGGAGTTTGGAAAATTACATGTCGAGGGCAGCAAGGAAAAACAGGAAGATGCTGGAACGTTTAGACATAGAGGAGTGGCCGCAAGGTCGTTCTCTAGGGTCTGGTCACTCTCTGATGATACCGAAATACGAGGAGTCGAATTCTCTGACGGATTACTCGTTGTAAAACTAGGTAAGATTGTTCCTGACCATCATGCCCGTAAGGAGTATCTATAAATATAAAAACTGGGGGAGCTTGACATCTGTCAGGCTCCCCATTATAATATAGAGGTTAATTAATAAGCCATGATCGACGAGACAAGAATTAAGTTACTGTTGACACGTGATGGCGATACCGTCATCTGTGATCTTCAAGAGGCAGTTGACAAAGAGACTGGAAACAGACAGGCATACTTAATGACTGTTCCTTATAAGGTAGAGATAACAGATCAACCATCACAGTTGACTGATCCAGAAACCTTTGAGGATTTAGAAATTAAGATCAGGTATACACCATGGAATCCTTTTACTATTGATCAAAGGATTGCTATAGTACCTGACTATGTTGTATCTGTAATGGAACCAGCACCAAGTTTACTTCAGACATACCTTAATAATGTACGTAAGAAGCAAGGTGATCAAGGTCTACCAACTCCACCAGTTACCAATCCTGAAATCATCGCACCTGATGGTACAGTAGCATGAGTATAAAGTTATTAATGCTCAGGACTGGTGAAGAGGTTATCGCTGAAGTCAAAGAGATAGTGGAACCTGAGACTGAGAAGCCTCTAGGTTATCATATGCATAAACCATTCCGATTAGATATTGTTACCGAAGCAACTGGTGACAAAGGGTATCAGTTGGAGTGGTTTCCTTGGGCTCCACTGAGTAAAGATAAAGATTTCTTTTTACCAGGCAGTCATGTGGTGACAGTTTATGAACCACTGGATGCTATACTATCTCAATATGTTTCTGCCATAGATGAGGCTAGGTATGATGAGAACTTTAAGAAGCATGAAGCTAGGTTTAATCTAAGTTATGAAGATCAAGACCTTGATGATATGTTTGACGAAGCAGAAAAAATGTTAAATGATATGGAAGATGGAAACACAACTGATACTACTGAAGTCGGGGACGTACCTGATCAGTCAGATAGAGACGCTGGATGAGGAGCCTGCTGCTCA